TGTCGGCAGAGATAGCGGTGTTTATGTTACAACAGGTAGCAACAACACCATTCTTGGTCGCTTTGACGGCAATCAAGGCGGCTTGGACATCCGCACATCCAGCAACAACATCGTGCTGTCGGATGGCAATGGTAATCCTAGAGGTCATTATTCTTCAGCGGCTGAAAGATGGCAATTTGATGTAGGTAGCGTTGGTAACACAAGTTTTTACATAAAAAATCTCGCTGCTTCTAGTGCTTACGGTATTTTTCAACAATTTGCAAATTGTGCGCCTGACAATAATACTAACTATATCTATGCCTTTGATGATTCTGTAGCTAGAAGATTTGTTATTTATTCGGACGGCGATGTAGTCAACCACGACAACAGTTATGGTGCTATTTCAGATGTAAAGCTAAAAGAACAAATCACTGACGCATCTAGCCAGTGGGATGATATCAAAGCCCTGACTATTCGCAAATATAAGATGAAGTCAGATGTCACAGAAAAAGGTGACAGCGATGATTTGTGGAGGCTGGGTGTTGTAGCGCAAGAAGTTGAAGCTGCTGGTATGTCTGGGCTTGTCACAGAATCCCCTGACAAAGATGCTGATAACAACGATTTAGGCACAACAACTAAAGAGGTTAAATACAGCATCCTCTATATGAAAGCAGTCAAGGCATTGCAAGAAGCAATGGACAGGATTGAAACACTTGAGGCTAAAGTAGCCGCACTTGAGTCCAACTAATAGGAGAGTACAATGGACGAACTAACAGCAGAACAAATCGCACAACATTACACAGCGATGGGTCACAGCGTTGACCTCATCAATGCTATTATTGCTGGCGAGGCTATGGCTGATGATGATGCCGCAGACAAGCAGGACTGCGTAGACAGGAATGTTGAACATCTGGAAATCATGGTTGCTAAAGACTTCTGGACTACAGAGGATATGACAGCAGCCAATGCCGCTATCTCTGCTGGCAACTCCTACACAGCGTAGGGGTTGACCAGTGGAAATGACCAGCCTCATAGATATGCTCATCGGCCTGTTCGTGGCTGGTCTGGCGTGGTTCCTAAAGGAACAGAACGGCGAACAGAAACGGCTGAGTATCTTGGTTAACAAGACACGCGAAGAGTACGCAACTCGTGAAGATGTTCGCAACGATATGCGGCAGGTCATGGAAGCCTTGCATCGGGTCGAGGATAAGTTGGATAAGGTTTTGCAAAGGGACTAGGGTATGGCAACAATTACTACAGATCAGCAATTACAAACAGAAGTAGGTGCACTTGCCGGAGCTGGTATTCCTGCTGCAGTTCCTGTAACACAAACCATTGCTTCCAACGAAATACAGGGAACAACCGGTACTCAAATTGCTGCACAACCTACAGTTCCTACTGCAACGGCGGGAACTGCCGGAACAATAGCCCCCCTACCTACTCAGACGACACCTAACTTAGGCCAAGTCGCAACTACCACGCAGGTAACTCCGCAGGTAGGAACGATGCAAGCCGCTCAAATCACTCAGCCTGTTCAGGTTGACATGACTGGGGTACAGGCAGGTCCGTCTGCAGGAGCAATCGGCACAGCAGCAACCCAGCAACTAGACCAACGGGCTACCACTCAATATCAAATGAGTCAACTGTTGGGAAGCATCCAGCAAGGTCAACCGATGCCCCCGTGGGCTGCCCCTGCCGTTCGTAAAATCGGCGGTATTATGCAAGCACGAGGTTTGGGTGGCAGTTCGATGGCTGCAGCAGCAATGACCCAAGCTGTCTTGGAATCTGGAATTACGATTGCAGCCGACGACGCAAAGAAGTACGCAACGATTCAGCTTGCAAACCTGAACAACGAACAGCAGATGGCTCTGTCCAACGCTGCAACCTTTGCGGCAATGGACAAGGCAAACTTAAATGCCCGTTTGACCTCTGCAGTGACGAACGCACAGGCTCTTCTTGCTATCGAAACAAAGAACCTCGATGCACAGCAGCAGGCCAATACCCTTTCGTACAACGCCCTGACTCAAGCTATTTTCAAAGATGCGGCTGAAGATAATGCACGTAAGCAGTTCAATGCAAAGAACGAGTTGCAAGTTGAACAATTCTTTGCTGAGTTGGGAAGTCAGGTCGAGACAGCAAACGCTAACCGGGTAGCCGCAATGAACCAGTTCAATGCTGGTGAAGCCAACGCAATGAATCAGTTCAATGCCTCAATGAATGATGCCCGTGCTAAGTTCAATGCAAACATGCAATTTGCTGTAGACCAATCCAACGTTCAGTGGCGCAGACAAGTAAACACGGCAAATACTGCAGCCGCTAACGAAGCCAACCGTCAAAACGTACAGAACACTTTTAATGCAACACAAAATGCAATGAATAATCTATGGCAACAGTATCGTGACAATGCAGCGTGGAACTTTCAAAAGGGAGAATCACAACTGCAACGGCAGCACGAAATCGGAATCATGGCTATGGAATTTGCAAATAGTCAGAAGATATACGATCAAACACAAAAAGACAACCTAGCTGCCGGAGTTGGAAACTGGATTGCCAAGTGGATTGCAAACGCATAAGTTAGGAAAATAGATGCTTGATAAAATATTTAGTTTAGGTAATGCCATTAGCACGGCATGGACTTTCGGAAGTGCGTTGTTTGGTGGCGGAAGAAGCGGCAGTCCAGCAGACATGTTTGCTGACGAAGATGCTAATTTGTATGATTCCTCAACCGCTCTGGGATTTATCAAGAAGGGTGCACAAGCTTGGGTTGGAGCACAAGACAAAGACGCTCAAGTATTTCAAAGCGCAGAGTTCCAAAGACCTCGTACTGTAAAGGAATTGACTCGCGGTACGGCAGTCGGTCAGGTCCAGATGCCTGAAATGCAACAGCGTCTATATCAAAACCCAGAGGTATCACGATATTGGGAAGCCCTGTACAATTCCCAAAACCCACATCTTCAAAACCTACGTGCAGCAGCAGGACAAGAGGTAACCCCTACTGTTCGGTCTGGACGCAAAACAAAAGTCCTTGCAGAAGCGACATTGAAAGGTGAGGTAGGCATATGAGAATAGCACAAGATCAGCCTATGCGTGGAAGCATCGAAGCGAAAGACCCCTTTTCGCGAGTACCACCGGGATATAGCCTAACACAAGACAATCAAAACTACGCTTGGGGTCAGCCCCCTCAAACCGTCGATGCAGAAGAGGCCTTGAACAGAGCTATAGCCAGCCTCAAGGTAAAAAAAGTCAAACGCGAAATGATGAAGATGCTAATCGTCGGTGCCTCTGTCGAGGTGCTTGTCGAAGGATATATCATGCAGGGGTTCCAAGAGGGTCGGTTTAACCCTGATGTTGGCGTGATGATGAAGGGTCCTCTTGCAATGGTAATCGCTGGGATGGCAGAAGAGGAAGGTATTCCGTATCGTTTCTTTGAGAACGACGACGAACTAGAGCGTGATGAAATGGACGACGATACATTCTTCCAGATGATGAAGCAAAACAATCCTAGCATGTTTGCGTATGTTAGCGAACAGATTAACGAGGAAATTCGGCGTGGCTACATACCGGATGAGCCGGAGCCAGAAAGCTTTATGAACATGAAACAGATGGAAGAGGCTGAATAAGATGGGTATTGGTGCAGCATTCGCTACTGGCCTTATCAAGGGCTTCACACAGAGCATTGAAAAAGAAGAAGCAAGACGTTTAGCTGAACAGGCTAAAGTTGACAGAATTGAAGAATTGGCAATTCAAGCAAGCTTTGATCCTAAGAAAGATACCAGCGGCATATTTCCTCTGATTAAATCCGCTCGTCAAAAATTCAGTGAGCGTGAGCCTATTGATATGTTTGGTCGCGCAACCGACGGGATAGATTTGGATCTTGCAAAGATGCAAGGTGCTATAACCAAAGCCAGCGCATACGAATCAAAAGTGGGCAGATTTGGATTTAATGTTGACGTTAGAAAGTTTAGTTCTTTGGGCGATAGCTACGGTGCTATTGCAGATATGAACTCACAGCTTCTTGGAAACACAAAAAATAGAAACATGCTTCTAGAGGCAGACGATGCAGAAGTAGCTGGACTTCAAAGCCTATATACTGCTCATGCAAGCCGTATCCTCAACGATTTTGCAAAAAGCAAGCAGGGCGGCAAAGAAATTAAGATTGACACATCTATCTTGAGAGGTATTCAAGAGTTTGACACAATCATGCGTCAGCGTACAGGAGACGAAAACTATAGTACTTTAAGTCGAGCGTACGGTGAAACCAACGGTAAACCGGCATACGTAAGTCCTACTAATCCTACAGACGTTATTGTTGCCAGCGGCTTTGGTGAGTATGAAGCAGGCTACAATACACTTGGAAACTCTCTTCGAACTGACTTTGAAAATTTACCAAATGTCTGGGCCAAGTACACTGAGCAAACTGGTATGGCTACCAAAGCAGAGCGTCAGTCGTGGTTCAACGCTGCACGAGACATTGCAAAAGATTTTTCAGATAAAGGGTTGGTTTTTCCTACCAAAGCCCTTGCTATCTCTAGCATGACACAGGAAAATGCTGCAACACTCCTCAACACCATCATTGAAAAAACAAACGGTAGCGCAATAGGTGCCGCCTATGTGTTCGGAGCATTTCAAGAAGTAGAAAACTGGGACCCAGATACTAACTTCGACTATGTTGACGAGTCAATTTCAAACCGTTTGTTTTCTGCGCGAGAGTTATTTGGACAAACCGCTAAAGAATCCGACTACGGAAAAATTGAAGCGGCTAACATGGAACTAACTGAAGTTTTAGGGACAGAAGGCGGTGACACAGGTATATATGGTTTGCTCAACATGGCAGAAACCGAATTTGACGCGCCGGTTGTTCTCGATTCAATTAAAGGCAAGCTTGCATCTGTTGGGGCTATATTTACAGCCCTTGCCGATAATTCCACAAAAATAACAAGATCAACTGTTAGTGCTTTTGCTCCGGCTGCGGACATAAGAAGCGATTCTGAGGCTGCAGCTTTGAAAGGAAGAATAGATCCTGAAACCGGTGAACCCTATAGGTTCTTGACAGACAGTTATGTATCGGGCTTAAATAATAAAATTGAAATGGCTCGTGAACGCGGAAAACTAAATCGGAAAGAAGGAGAAACCCTAGAGCAAGCTGGCGCAAGATACGCAGCCTTTGAAGCTCTTCGTATATCTCTTGCATTCCAGATGGCACGTGCTGCTGATCCGTCAGGTAGACTGTCTAACCAAGACATTGAAAACCAACTTGCTCGTCTTGGTCAAAATTTTGATACACCGGCTGCAATGAAGGCTCGTTTGAGAGTTGCTATTTCAGATTTCGAAACCAAAAAAGCACGATACGGTGCAATCATAGAAACCGTTGGGACAGGTTCAGGAAAAGCAACTGTTGCATCCAAGAAACTAATTAAGGGAATCGTCGGTATTGATAAGTTGTCTAAGAAGGCTCTGGGTGGTCAGGGCAGCTTTGCACAGTACATAGAATCAGCAGATGGTACTATGGCACCAGCCTACGATCCACCAACAGGCCAAGCACCATCTACACAATATATCAGCATAGACGGAAGACCCGTGTTTCCCGCACTGTCTGGGGGTATTCCTGTCACAGATAACGACGGTGGAAATATCTACATTGATGTAGAAGGCAACCCAGTAGAAGTCAAAGCCCAACAAAGTAGCCAGACTGTTCAACCTTCTGCTCCTGTTGCTCCGGCTCAATCAGCCGCCCCACAAGGACAAGGAACAGGTCCGCTACCAGAAACCAATATACAAAGAAACGAATCAACCGCAGCACCAGTGGTAGAATCTCCACAACCTGCTCCCCAAAACGCTCCTACGGGCAGTATCGACCCTAAGACGGTTGAACCGACTGGCGGAAATACCATGAGTGGATTTACTCTTCGGAATAAAGAAACGAAAGAAGTACTTTCTGGCACGTACAAAGTGGTTAACGGACGGTATGTCCTAATTGAAATGGGTGTTTAATCTATGGCTGAACTTCAGACTTTTCCACAACCAAGAGTTCCAACAGCTAATCTTCCTGTGAGTATGCGGGATGAAGCAGCAGCTATGCTTCAGCCTAAACCCGTAGAAATACCTTCCTACGAAGATATTATATCTGGTAAAACCAACGTAATTGGAAAACTGGAAATACCCCAAGCAACTATCGACCTTGCTATTGGTGGCGATCAAAAGGCAGAAAAGTTTATCCGCAGCCGAATCGATGTTGCTAACCTACCTAGTACACAGGAAACGCAACCAATTGCTGGTGTCAAGCGAACCGCAACTGGTGAACTAGAAACGGATCTTCCTGAAACCTTGACGGATAGTCAGCGGGATGTGATGGGTGATTACGTAGAAAATCGCAAGGCTTTCTTTTCATTTTTGGACAGCAAAGTTGTCGATCCACGTGTGCGTGATCTGCTGATTGACCACTACAGTACAGGCGAGTTTTTTAAGGAAACAGGACGGCAGCTTGGTGAGCAAGCTAGATTCGCTGGAAACATCCCAAACTACATTCAGGTATTGGGTCAGTATGTTCTTCCGGCAGTAGTTGAATCAACTCCTAGTATGTTTGGCTTTGAGGTTCCTTCGTTTTCAGAGGCGTGGGCAAAGCGTCAACCAGCCGTAGCTGGAGCCTTTGCATCATATCGTAACCTCTTAGATGAGGCTGGGGTTAGTGCAACGTACGAAGGCTCTATAAACGATTTTATAAAAGAAAAATTTATTGAAAGATATGGTCAGGACGTATACGAGCGTGACTATCAGCCTGAGTTAGAAGGGCTTGGCAAAATCGAATCTCCAATCATTCCATCTGGAATGGGACAGGAACTGTTGGATTTTGGGTTCAACGAACTCGCCCCAACAGAACAAGGCATATCTTTTCTTTTGCAGAACGCCCCAGTAACATCTGGATTTGGTATCCTGCACCTACAAAAAGGTAAAAGTCAATTAGCTAAAGTAGCAAGGGAATCAAAGAAAAATCCTAAGTATGCTGATATGGACCCTGTTACGGCCCTTCGCGAAATTGAAATAGCCGAAAAGTCTAACATGTTCACCCGTGAGTGGAGAAAAGCTACGGCTAGAATTGGTACAACATTTAATAATCGCGGTGCTATCGGTTCCGTAGAAGCTAACGAAAGCGCACGTTCTGCTCTGTTTAATCTAGACAAACGAATTGCAGAAAAAGCAAAGGATTTACGAGCAGAAAAAGCACCAAACAAAATAAAAGTTATTCAAGGTGAACTAGACGCTTTGCAAAGTCGGCGTAATAGAATTATGTTTGGTGGGGCAAAAAATCCGTACATGTTCAACTTGCTTGTTGACGAGTCTATCATTGCTATCGGTCAAACGGCTGGTTACAACCTGTTTCCGCAGATCGGTTTAGACGAAGGTACGGGAGAAGTATTAGGCGCACTTTCATTTGCTTTTGTTGGTCGGCCTATTATAAAAAAGACTGTAGCTGCACCATTTAAAGTTGTTAACTTTTTTACGGGTGGTAACGCAGGTGTAATCGGAATGAACATGGTTGAGATGATTGAAAATCTACCCATGCTTCCGAAAGGTTTACTCGTGAACAGAAGCCTTGCTGAACTAGAGGCAACTTTAGGTCGTCCACTAGCAAGAGAAGAAGTTCAGTCCTTTAAAATGCTCGACAAGATTATGAAGGGTTTGCCGAACGAGCAACGCGAAGCAGTCTTCCGTTCGATTGAAAATTACAACGAACTTCGTGATCGAATCGTAAGTCGGTTTGATGAAGGCGAAATGCGCGACGAAGCTGAACAAATATTCCGCCTATCTTTTGGTCACATCTCTGGTCTTGCTCCTTTGCAGGCTCTAGAATTTAGTTCTTTAAAGAATGTTTCCGGCGAGTCTATCAAGGATGCTGTTTCTTTCCAGTTGCAAAGTGAAGCAAGTTTAGATATTGCCCAAGCTGGCATAACACGTTTGCGGGAAATGATTGCACAGAAATCTGGTGTCGACACAGAGGATACAAAGTTTCTAGCTGGCTGGGTAAATAACTTCCAAGCGGCTGCTGATCAGGAGCGGATGAATATTGTAAAACGGAAGACTGAATATCTTGGGCTTCTGCGTGAATACAAAACCAACGTTTTATCTGACCCGTCGGTTGATATCGATAAAGACCTTGTAAATAATCTCGCTGAATTAGAGATTGCTTTGGTTCCCGGTGCGCGGGAAAACATCGAACAACAGCGTGAGATTATCATGCAAACTGCAACGGACGTTTCTAAACGTCTAAACGACCGTGCTAGAATTATCTCTGACATGCGCGGAACCCCAGAATATCGTAAAGAATTGGGTCGGTTGCAAGAAGATATATACGACTCTCACATGTCAACGATATATGCTCTCGCACGAAATGCTTATGCGGATGCAGACAAAGCAATTGGTGACAGGGATATAGATATCTCTGGTGCAGTTCTGTCTTTTGTAACCAAACAGAAGGATATGGATGCGACTCAACTGCGCGGTTTGTTTAGTGCCGGAAGCGAATTCTTTTCTAGTCGGTCTGGTAAGATGGCACAAAATGCCTTTAATGATATGGCACAGCGGTCTCTTGTTAAAAATATGGGACTCGACCAAGATGATCTGTCAGAGTTGGTTGAATTTGTTACGACAAAGAACCTTGCAGATGGAGCAGCAAACCCTGACTACTTAGGTGATCAGGTATCTTTCATCGACATTGCTTTACATTTCTCCCAGAAAGAGGGCAGTGAATTCTCTCCATTTTCTGCCAAACCTTTTGAGGTTGAAGAAGTACGTCGTCACTTCCAGAAGATGGGTATGTCAAAAGCGGATGACGCATCAGCAAAACCGTTTAACGATGCTGCAAGTGACATGGAAAATTCTTTGAAGGCCATACCAGAAGTGTGGGAAGCCGTACAAACAGCACGAGATACTTACCGCGATTTAATATTCGATCCTACTCGTTCTGGTAGTAAAGGAAATCAGATTGTTGGAGCAGCCACTGGTCCAGAATTTGTAACTAAGCTTCCCGGTGGATACAAGCGTCCGTATAGACTTGGTATGGAGCCTGAGAACTGGCACGAAGATTTGGGTATAGCGATCAAAGATGCCATCGAGGGAAAAGCAAAATCAGCGGATAATGTCAAGGTTTTAGTGGATGATCTTACTCGTTTCTGGGGTGATCGTGATGAAACAGGCAACATTGTATTTGATGTAACCACTGAAAAGGGCAGGGCAAAGCTAGAGAATGTAGCCAATCTTGTAAAAGCTAATCTGTATGAGTACTGGGCAGAAGCAAAAGAGGCTGGTTTATCTGAAGCCGTTAGACAAAATGTTCTAGGTGGCGACCTTCCAAAAGGAACTTACAATTTTATGGCGGCTCGTAACTTGTCTGAAAGAGTTGCCCCAGCAATAACAATCATGGTCAAGGACGGAGATGGTCCGGCAAAGCCAAAGCTTTTGTTTGATTTAGATGATATGATTGCTGCAGAACAAGACATCACACAAATTCTTTCTGTTAGTCAGAGTGCTCGTAAGCAGTACGGAGAATTTATTGACGAAGTAAACGGTAAGGTTGGTGACATGGGTCAGATTGCTCAAGAGGCTGTAGGTTTACAAAAACGTACTGTCAATCAACTTGAAGAACTTGCTCAGATGAAAGACCCCAAGAAGTTCTACGAAACTTACATCCTGAATAATGATATCACTCTTGTTCGAAACTTAAAAGCAAATTTCGTCAAAGCTATGACGGACGGCGGAATGTCTGAAGAAGAAGCCATCAGAGAATTTGGTCAGGGTATGACCTACATGATGACCAATGGTTTGATTGCAAGAGCAGGGGTAGCACCAAATCAACAGATTACCTTTAAGGCTCTCGATGGTCAAAAGCGTACCGTTGAAACCATGACAGAGGCTGCTACCATTGTGTCTGATCTAGACAATCCAAATGTAACTGCAATTCTAGAAGAGTTTATGGACGACGATCATATTGCTTTTATGCAGGATATCGGTGAGTACATGTTGTACGCTTCTGGTGCAGCCGCTGTCGCTTTCAAACCGAAGGGGCAAATTCGTGGTATCTCACCAAACGAACTAATCAGTCGTGCATTCAACATTGCTCGTGGAATGGTTAGCCCAACGTACGTGGCGGCAGAATTTGCAGTTCGCCTGATGTCACAAAGCAACGTCAACGCTTTGAGTTTGGCTGCAACCGACAAGGAAGCAGCGCGGATAATGCAAAAAGTCCTAAACACTCCCGGAGAAGTAACGCAGGAAGAATTAAAAACTTTTGGCATAATAGCCAAAGCCTTTGTTGCACGAGAGATTGCAAAGACTGGTGACTTAGCCCCTGCATTCGTACCTCAAGAAGAACTGTATGCGGCTACAATGGAAGCGGAAATGACACAGGCTGAACAATACAAAGTAATGCCATAGATAAAAGGAATTTACTATGAAACAGTATAACAACGGACAACGCAAGGGTATGATGTATGGTGGTATGTCTCGTCGCAAGCCAATGATGTACGGTGGTACAGCAACCAAGCCCCGTAAAAAAGCACAGATGGGTGGGATGATGCAGTCTGCGCCTATGATGCAACCACAGAAACAAGAGAAACCGACCCAGATGCAACCTATGGGTATGTCCATGAATATGGCAGAGGGTGGTAAAGCTTTCCCTGATCTAACAGGTGATGGCAAGGTTACCAAGAAGGATATCTTGAAAGGTCGTGGTGTTAAACTGATGTACGGCGGAAAGGCAAAGACTCGTGGCTAGGAAGGTTATTCGTGCACCAGAGGGCTACCACTGGATGAAAAAGGGCAAGGAGTTTGTCCTAATGAAAAACCCCAAAGACGGCTACAAGCGTCATCGGGGTTCGTTCTTGAATGCACGATTTGAGGTAATTAAGGAACACAAGAAGTCTTGACTTTCTGTGAACACAAACTATATCTCCGGTAATCAACGACAACTAAAAGGAGATAACTATGTTGTTCGATTTGTTAGACATGTACAGCCGTAGCCCAGTTTATGTGGTTAGCGAAGCTGTAATCAAAGAAATGAAAAAAGATGCGGATACTAAGCGTCTACAATACCTCGAATCAATCAAGGAAAAAGTGGATGCTGAAATCGACAAGCTAAAGGCTGCTGCCTAAATATACTGTCTCGATTTATCCAACATCTCATTTCCCATCGATCTGAGATATCTAAGCAGGGATGCTATAGAGTGTGCACCTTCATACTCTGGCATCCCTGAATTCATTACGGACTCTAAATCTTCTGGCGTAACGCCATCCATATTCAGTTCGATATTGCCGTCTTGTTTTAGGTACGCTGTAAATTGAAATAGATTAGCTTTGTGCTGCTTCTTTGCCATTGACGTTCTCTAGTTCTTGAATTGCTAGGTTGTAACAGTCGGCTCTAAATGTGAATCCGTTTGCCGGATCGACATCCCCTCTGTTGTATCGTGTAGCCTTTTTATAAAACGTTTCTTTTGATATCTCTCCCAAGATCCAAGCCTTGCTGTGGTCTGTAAGGATGCGGACAAAGACGTAGCTGTCGCAGTCTTGTTTCGATCCGTGCGCTGCAACAGAGCAATCATAGTTCGGGGATGGTGTGGTATTGCACCGCTTGGTCTTTACGTCGACACGTCGGTTTCCTATCAACAGGTCAAAGTCCTTACTGTTGACAGGCTCACCGCCGACGTACTCCTCAACGATTATTTCTCCGATTGCCCCAACCACATTGCTGAGACTGCCCGTGATGCTGCCCTGTAGATTACCTACAGAGGCAGCTTTCTTTTTGGCACGAGAAATAATATCAGGCGTTATCTTGATTTGTATCAACAGACTCTTCCTTTACAGACGAAACCAACATGTTTGTGAAGGCTGATTGTGCCGTACGTAGTTGGTCTATACCAAACTGCGCCTGTGCAACCTTAACATTCAAATCACGAATCTGATTGACGATGTACTTCTGTTTGTCCTCTAGGGTGTCAAACTCGTATTCTGTTCCATCGATAACGATGATGTCTTTTTGTTCTTCAGACATTACTTTCTTCCTTTTCTCTAGGTAACCAAAATTCTGCCTCTGACCCACAGTCTTTGCATTCCAGAAACGTAATCATAGAATAGTAATTATTGTCTTCTAAGTCAACATCACTGTTCCATATCATTTCACCTTTACAATGCCAGCAACTCACTTGCCTTCTCCTTCTTTGGCTTCTTTCTCTTTTAGTTTCTGCCATTCCGCATAGCTGGGATGGCTGCGGGGTGGGTTGTATTGAACCCAACCGTCACCCCGCTTCCAAACCAACTTACTCATGCTGCGTTCAAGTCCACTACTTCACAGACACCCGCAGTACAAGCCAACTCACGTGATCCACTGGTGTTGTCTTCTTTCTCGAAGTCAGTCAGCTTTTCCCAATCGATCTTGACATCTTTATAGGTCTGCATCCACTCGTTATACTCATCCACATCGATGTCCTGATACGGAGCCTGTTGATAGGTGTGGTCACTGTGAGGAAGGAACGAGACACCAGACGCAACGTCAAAGTTTTCGTATACCCACGCACCGACTTCCATCCATTCGTGTTCCTTTACCGTGATGGTAACAGATGGCTTGTGCTCACACCAATGTAAGGCATAGGTCTTCCACAACTCTAGCTGCTCGATAGCTGTCATCTGAGTTCGTGTAACTGCACCGTCAGGCGACTTCATCGGGAACGAAAAGACAGTCGTAGAGTCTGGCTTCATCATATCACGCTCGTTGTGTACGCCGGTTTCGATCAGGAACTGCGTCAGGGGGTCTTTGTTGTCACCACGAACAGTGCGGATATAATAGTCGTTGTGTCGTGCGTGGATGCCACTCGCTGCATCTACCAATTGCGATACGGTTCCTGATGGCTTGACACAGGTGATTGCTGCGCTAACAGGGATACCAATCTCCTCTGCAATGCGTCGGTTTGTTTCGACAGCGGTTTCCCGCATCTCTTCTAGCCAACGCTTGCTATCCACGTTCTTTGAAAGAAGCGGATGATCCATGATGCCTGTCAGGGACACACCCAACAAACGCTCATCTTCCGTGTTCTTCTTCCAGATGTTACGAAGGTACTTGAAGTCCGTCAGGGTAGACTGCAGGGTTCCCAAGACTGTTGCCAAGCGTACCTTATCTTTAAGGTCTTGAAGGGAGTCGGTTTCACGAACAACTACCTCAGACAGATTACAGAACTGGTAACCACGCAAGATGATTTCAGAACATGGGTTTGTTCCCCACATGTGACCTGTCTCACGACGACCGTTACGAGCAACGTGTTTGTCGGCTGCTTCACGGTTGAACATGCCACGCTCACCAGACTTGCTATCGTACAGGGCAAGCCACTCACGCATGAACGTACCCATCTCAGGCTTTGTCTTGTAGGCAACTGAGTTGTTTGCCAACGCACGTTGCGGCTCAGATTCCCACCACATGCCAGACTTGGCGTGTGCCATCTGATCGTCGTTAAGGTTTGACAGGCTAATCAGAGCAGAGCGACGAACACCCCCTACGACTACGATTTCCCCAATCTTGCACATGAGATCGTGGCACTCGATTGGAAACAGACGGCGACCACGTGCCTTCTTGAATATTTCAACAGTAAAGTTAAACAGATCGACAAGAGGTTGTGGTCCGCTTGCACGACCACCCATAACCTTCAGGCGTTCCCCTGCAGCCCGAACACCGGACACATCCCACGAAGGAATCTGTCCTGCATAGAGCAACGCAATCAACTCGCGCAGTGCCTTTGCCCATCCCGGTTTGCTATCCCCTACTTTAATTACAGTATCGGACTTATTAAAATTATCAGATATAGTAGGTAGCCTATCGACATTTTCTCTCTCCACACTAAAACCAACGCCTGTACCACACATCAAAATATACATACACTCATCGAATGCACGAGGGCTGTCCACAGGAATGTAGCTACAATTGTAGCCACACACTGCGTCACGGTCTAGGGCTTGACCAGCAGTCATCATTGCTCTCATAGAAGGCATGATACGCAGATTGAGGATAGCCTCTTCGAGTTCGTTTCTCAGTGAACTGTCCAGCTTATAGCCGTGCTTGTCGTGCACATAAGAATCCATAAAAGAAATATATCGGGATACAGTCTCATCCCAGTTCTCCCTGCGCTGCTCGTCTTCGATCCAACGTGCATAGCGCGACTTGTGAATGAATTGTTGGTATGGTGTAGGCAACATGTTGTTCATGTTCTTATTCCTCTTCGTGTCGGTTTTTGATTGTTAATAGTCTGTCTGTGTACCATCTGGCTTTGGAAAGGTCTTGGTCTCCGTTTTTGTATCTTTCTCGCCATGTGTACTTGAGGATGTTACCTTTGTAGTATCCTCGTAATTCTTCTGGAGACAACGCCGCCTCGATTGCGTCGATGCACTCAATACCTGCTTGATTATAGTGTGGCGGATTATTGACAAGATCTACTCCCCCGTACGCTTCTTTACCAGCCTGTTCGTTTTCGTCTTCCATCATCTTCATGTATGCTTCGTGTCTCATCGATTGTCTCCGCTGCCCTGCAACATATCGCGGTTCTTGCGATCCTCTAGCTTGTCTAAGTTGCGCTGCGCGACCTCTTCTAAGCTGTATCCTAAGTCTCTTGCAAGAATTGCAACGTACCATAACACGTCTCCTAGTTCCTTTGCAATATCGTCCTTGTAAAAAAGGTCAGGCTTTCCGTCGCGGATAATCTTCTTTACCTTGTCCGCTACCTCACCAGCTTCCCCAGCTAAACCCAGCGCAGGGTACACAATAGCGTATTCGTTGGGGTATATCGCGGTGTCTTCCGCTCTCATTTGGTATTCATCTAGTTTCATTGCTTCGTTCCAAAATCTACTTTAACTACGTTGCCTTCAACTGCTTTGATGGCTTTGGGGTCAGTGATCTCTGCCTCTTCAATCATCTGTTGACCTACCAGTCTAAACTGTATCGCAGCGACACCTCTGTCGTAAACTTCGTCAGTGTGCATACGGATCATATCGAGTGCACCCTCTTGGATAATCATAGCCGAATCAAAGTCTTCATCTTCTTCGTACTTCTTGCTTGTGGTGTCATACGCCGACAGAGTGAACTCATTGTCTCCGGTAGAACGAAGAATGATGTAGTACCTATCCGGTAAAAGAGACAGGGCTTCCATATTCTGTTGGATGTCGTTATCATCTGCCATTTTTTTCATACCAATCTGTTGGGATCGAGCCTTCAGCCCAGATAAAATTATGTCGTTCACACCAAGAAGCGTACGTTGTTTTGCTACCCTTGTAAATCTTATTCGATGCCCTCAGAAATACAAAACGAATATCTAGATTGGGGTGTTGTTTCTTGACAAGCAGCATCTTAACTCTGTCGTCCTTTGTCAAGTGACCCTTTGCTTCAACGTAGATGTCTGACTTTTCTAGGTAGAAGTCAGGTGTATAATTGCGTGGTTCGGGTATATATTGGAATTTTGTTTCTTCGTACCGGAATGGTACTTCGTTTTCTGTCAACGTTCGAGCAAGATTCAACTCGAACTGAGACCTATATCGTGATTTTTTCAAAACTCTAGTCCAATCGATTGAAATCTTTTTATCAGATACCCTGCCAGTTTGGGGGATAGTCTTTCTATATTTGTAAGTTCTGTTGTTAAAGGGTGCATCGGCACACATACATACGCTCCCGCGTGAGATATTCTGCTTATCTTTTGTAGTTCTTCTTCTACAGTCTTTATGTCTCGCACCTCAGTATCTGCGTGGAGCGATCCTTCTTTGCTGTAGTTATTGACAAGAGTGAGAGGCAGGCCGTTCTGATGTATACGCATCTGACAGACCCGCCTTTCTCCCCCGCTCTTCTTTGTCGACTCGATGTAGATATGATACAAGCTTTTGTTCATGTGCATCAAATCTACTTCATAGTTCTTTACAAACAGGTACGGCATCACAGTTCCTTTTTCTTTAGAGTCGAATACCAAACCTGTGGTGGCGACTTTGCTCGTGATGTTACACGACTGTGCAAGATAGCATCAGGCCAACAGTGATATCTATATCCACACAGATTGCATTCGCGTGGAAGCAACTTATTGCCTGTCGAAACCAATTCACCTTTGTTCTTGTAGGTTTCTGGAATTGGCTTGTACGGCTTGAACGGCTTCACATCTGGATTGTTAAGGAACTTGATTCGTTCCGCAGCATCCCTGAGATAGTCTGCCTTATCTTTTTGTGACCAGTCTGGCACGTCGACTACAGCAACCATACCATTTGACTTGTTGACAACTATCCACCCACCGAACGGCAAACCGACGGCCTCACTATACAAGAACCCCTGCATCAAGTAACCAAATGGGTCCTCTTCCTTTAGCTTGTCGTAACCACCCATCCCAGTGAACTTATAGTTGAATGACCAGTCACTTGCAGACTTGATATCCCAGACCTTATCTTGGCCTGTTTCATCTCGCAAGATTACGTCGAGGGTTCCCTTCAATTTCTCCCCGCCGATCTCCAACTCGACCTGCCGCTGATAGTCCACGATCTCGACCCCAGCCTCTTGCATAACTGCCATGAGGATAGATTCAGTTAGGTCACCAAACATGAAACGAAACAGTGTGTTGTATTCCATGTCTTCTTTGATGCCGTGCTTATCCAATACCTGTTGGCAAAGTGGACGACCCAAGCCGGACATACGAAGACGATACACACCCCTGTTATCAGGACTGAGTTGCTTTACAATAGAGTTTGCACAATCGTTTTTAAATGTTTCGATAGTCTCAGGGGAGACAGAAACTTCCCCCCTGAGAGCCTTAGACATGTAGTCTTGAATTTTAAGCAGCGTTAGCATTGTCAAAGTCCGCTGCCAAATCGATGTCGTCATCGTCAGCGAGAAGCTTTGCTGCGTCACGATGCTGGTTCATAACTGTTTCATTGTGACCTTTTACAGTCTCAACAAACTTAGCCATCAACTCCTTGTCGTCTGCACTGATCTCTGGAACTACGCCCTTCAAGGTAGGGTTTGGTGTCCAGTAGGTTACGCTGCCTTTCTTGTGGCGGCTCGTACCCAACAAGATTTCGCACTTCTGCATAACCTTGTTCTGCTTGCTCAAGTTGTTGATGAAGTCGTTCATCGGAATGAAACCAGAACGCTTGAAGTAAGCAACGACAGGTTCGTTATCCAAAACGACCTCGTTACCGTCTACGTCCTTAAATGTACCAGACACCTTAGAGTAAAGGATTTGGTTACAGCTTGCTGCACGAGAGTTGAGGTAAGCAACGTCATCCTTAGATAGACGATCTTCCTCATCACGAGTCAAGCGACCACATTTGTTTCCGCCGTTTGTATCGGGGAACATACCAGACAGTACGGTCTTCTGTACTGACTTGGATGCAAACGTACCGCTTTCCTGATCCCATACGCTGTACTCGAATGTACGAAGGATTGGGCGGAGTACCACTTCTTCTGCAAAGATGTAGCGACCATCCACGTACATCTTCCACGATCCACGAGGTAGGCTCTTACCGTCCTCTGTCTCTGCATCGTAGTTGATGTTGATTCTTGGTAGTCCTTTTTGACCAGTCTGTTTTACATTCTGACCACTTGCTGCCATCAATGCTTCATCGTTGTCTGCATTCATAGCTGCTACAATTGCGTCCATATCATTCATATTCATTAAGTCTGTCCCTGTATCCATGATTTTTCATGCTCCTGTTGTTAGGGTTGTAGACTGATACTACAGGTCTACTTCTGTCAAGTCAAGCCAATTTTTGCCTATTTTTAATTCTATTCCGACAGGCATATCATAGGCCACATTATATCTTCTGATTGTCTCTTCAGGTAACGACATCATTGCCTCTGTCATCAGCTTGATACAAATATCTTTTTCGTCTGGGTGTACATCTACCACAATAGAATCGTGTACCGTGTTGCATATCACAGAAATAAGTTTTCTGTCAAGGAACAAATTTTGCAGCTTGACAAGAGCGATAGGCAATAGGTCAGCGGTAGCAAATCCCTGCACCGGATAGTTACAGATTGCAGTCCGATTTGTAGCCGTACCCCACTGAGTCCAACGTGCGTAAGGGAAGGCATATTGCCTGCCGCTTGGAAGGGTGATTAATCGCTTCTGGACGGCCTCTCGCTGGAGTTGCTCGTGCCAAGCGGTGACACCCTCATACTTTTCTTTAAAGGCTCTGTAGTAGCGTTGTTGAGCGTCGGTTCCGGTGACACCACCATACAACGGCTTGAAGGTGTGAGCCTTCGCTTCTTGTCGGCTGCATCCGATAATACTGGCAGTATAGCTGTGAACATCTGTACCCTCATTTACGTCGATGTAGGCTTGGCTGTCTTTGGCTAAGAATCCGGCTACCCGAAATTCTAACTGGGAATAATCCCCCTCAAGTATCGAGCCACCCTCGAAGCGGCTCTCGACCACCTTCCGTATAGCGAAGGTATTTCCACGTGGCATATTCTGAAAGTTAGGATTTCGACTCGAAAGACGACCCGTCGCAGTAACACACTGCATAAACTCTGGATGTATAAAACCATTCTCGTCAACATTATTCTTCATTCCTTCCACAAATGTTGATAGGTAAGTACGAAGCGCATTGTAGCGCACATAGGCAACAACAAACTCGTAGGCATCACCGGACAGGTCAGTCTGTCGGTTTTCTAAAGTAACCTTGTCGGTTTTGAATCCGGCGGATGCCGTATCCATCGGATCACGCGGAACCAACTTGAAGCCAGCAACCTCGCCGGTAGGAACGTAGATAACTCCTGTGCCACTACACGGCTTACAGATACGGATTGCTTTGCCTAGTGTGCCATCTTTCTTGCGAGGGCTGACACGGCCTTCCCCACGACAATCGGTGCATTGATGTCCGCGTGTCTTTTGAACTACCTCTGTCATGCGGCGGACAGTTGAGTTGAACTCACTGCGTTTCATTCGGGTACGCAGCTTGGGTTTCATTGTGGAGCCACGCATCTCGTGACCCAGATTAAACATACGAGACCACGCGGGTTTATCCTTCACTTTGCGGGAATACAGTAAGACGCTGCGATCATCAGGGCTAGACAGGTTGACCGGAGTGTCACCCATAGCTTCCCGCGCCAGTTCGTTGAGGCGTACCTCAAGGATGTCCATCTCTTCTTGGTATTCTTTCTCGATCTCATCGAGAGTCTGTAGGTTTATCTTGAGTCCCTGCTGCTCAATACGAGCGAGGGTATCTGTCATTTCAAGCGAAAGCTTTAACGTCGGTATCAAGTTGTTGGTCATTGAATAGTTCCTCAAAGGTAGTGCCAAAGGCATCAAGCTGTTTAAGTGCAATCTCTTCAGTAGCAAGTACGTCAGCTTTTCCGTACTCTTCTACTATCTCCCACGGTATGTCGTAAAAGGTCTTGCCGTCTTTAAGATACGGCGCAACGAGGTCTTTCTCCTTGCGGGTAACGTCATACTTTTCTGCAAGAGCAGCAAGTCCAAGAGGCCAACGCTGGGCTTTCGATAAAATATATTCTGCAACCATCGTATCATAGACGTGTCCTTCATACTTGAATCCGCATTCTCTGATCCACGACAGATCAAACTTTATGTTTTGTCCCACAACAACGTTAGCCGTGTCAAGTTCCCGCTGGAATGTTTCGGCAGCAAAGTCGTAGGCTGGCCTTTCACTGTGGTAATAACAGTGATAGTGGACGGTCTTACCTAGCCACTTGTAGCCAATAGAAACGAGTCGGTTTCCAAAATAAGGCAGGGCAGTCGTGCCGCCGCTATCCTTGTGGATGTGAGTTGTTTCCACGTCGAAGGTTAGTATGTTCATTTCTTTCTCCTAGAAAGGATATACTGATTGTATGATACAGCACTGTGGCAGTTGGCACACAAAACTCTACACTTTCTTACCTCTTGTATGAGCCTAGACAAATTTCCTGAAGCCATTTTTGATACATCTTTTATCTTCTGGTATATATCTAAGTGATCAAAGTGTAAAGCTGCGTGATGCTCTTTGTATCCACAAAACTCACATCCTTTCGCTTGTTTATATTTTCCTAGCCAGTATTTTCTACGCCTTGTTTTGTCCCTTCTTCTTTTATTTATTTTTTTAGCCATTCTTTTTAACAACTCACTACTTACCCAGCGGTGTTTATTTTTATGGCTATCATAGCCCCAGTATACTTTGCCGTCTTCTCTAACATCTCCATACTTAGGCATTAATAGTACACCCCCCTCTCAATATCGATCTGTCCGTTGATCATACCGTGCCATCCGTTCAGCTTGTTCTTGGATATGCAGATGTGACGCACAGTGTTCTCCACCTCGCTTGAGCCTGTCTTGCCGATACCTATGATGATGTCAGCTTCCCCCGCCTTGCCTGTCCGCGAGTTGTCAAGCATCGAATAGTCAATCCACTGTCTGTCGTGTGCTTCGTAGCTTGCCTGACTAACTGCCCATAGAAGGAGTCGGTTTCGTTTAGCTATTTCACGAGCAACGACGTACGTTTCCTTGAGGCGTTCATCACCACGATTATACTCACCGGAGATACGAAACTTATCTAGCTGATCACAGAACATAACATCGGGTTTGTTTAGCTTGGCATATTCGTCGACCTCTTCAACCGACGTGCCGACAGAATCCATAATCGTAAGCAGCGGGGCTATCTCTTCTTGATAGCGTCGACCCAAGTCGGTTTTGTTATCGACCATGCCCTGCCGTGTCATTGAAAAGTACGACTGGATGATACGCAGCTTAATCTTTGGGGCTGGCTCTTCGTTAGCCCAGTAAGTTACCTTGAACCCTTGCTTGACGTACGATGCTGCAAGGAAACAACAGAAGGTTGTCTTGCCTACTTCTGGTCTGGCAAACAGGATACCTAAGTTACCACGATCTAATCCGCCAACATTCTCACTGATCAGATCGTATGTAAAAGGGAAATCAGGATCACCAGCTTCGTCCTCTAAGAGTTGTTCAAAGTCGTGTTCCACCTTTGTGTAGGTTGTTTTGTCGCTGATGCGTCCGTCTTCTACTGTTTCGATTAGGCGGCGTAACTCACCGAACTCCTCACTGTCACCAGTAAAGATTTCGATTGCCTTCTCACCTATGACCCGCGCACGATCACGCAACCAGAAGTTGTGTACCAAATCCAGATGCAAGTCGTGGTTGTCAGCGTTACCAACGTCTAGCTTTGCTATGGTTTCATGTACCTTGTTTCGCGCAGCTTCTGGCATAGCAGGGTTACGATCATTGAACAGACTGGCTAATTCGCTAATAGTCAGGTCTTTTCCGTACTTGGTGTGCGAATACGTCAGCGTGTCAAATATGTCACGCATCTCTTTTTCAAACATCGTCCGATCAACAATGTTCTTTACACGACCAAAGAAGTCGGCGTTGAGACAGAACCCAAGTATCTGTCTGTCAATCGATGTAGGATCGTAAGAATTCATCTCGTTCTTCCTTTGTTAGGTTTTTTAAATCGCGCTGTAATACCATCAGTTTTGTAGGGACGTGTCTACATAGTATCTTTACCATGCCTAGTGCCTTGTCGGTTGCGTCTTTGTCGAGGGCAACAAAAATCTTCTGGTAATTAGACACTACTCCTATGTGTTCATCTAGAAGGTTTGTTCCTAGTAATGCTAGTCCGGTCGAAATATTTGATATAGAACAGGCAGAAGCGCAATCTTCCACAATAACGCAGGTATCTCCCGCTCCGCATAAAAAAGGATATCTACTATTTCCATACCTGTACCACTTCGCTCCTCTTCCGTCAATTGATCTGCCGACTGCATCGACAACGTTGTTACCCTGCTTAACTAGATAGGCTACCCTATTACGTTTGAAATCGTACCTTATATCTGCACGACCTGACAAGTACGCATCGTAAGCATTTACAGACTTTACATAAAGTTCAGCGTCTAAGTTACGAGAAAGGCTAACAAATGTGTCTGGGATAACAAACTTACTTTCCGGTATGTCTGCCCTTTGCGTCGGTTTCTTGATTGCAAGTTTAGCAAAGTCACGCGACAGCTTGATACCGGTTCGACCCGACACGTTGCAGTCGGCGTGAAAACAAAACCAAAGACGTTGCATTCCGTCGTCGTTTACGCTAAAGGTATTCTTCTTGCCGCACACCGGACAGTCGGATCGATACCGACCCATCGGTTGTATGTCGAGAGATTCAACATAACCTTGTAACCAACTTGGTGATTTCATGTCGGTTTCCTTTTCCTAGTTACAAACTATGACTGACAAATACCACCACACAAAAATCATGTCAACTGCATTTTTTTGATTGACAACGCTTGACAGGCTGTGCTACCTAATTATTAACCATCCCCATTGGGAGAAACCAAAGATGAATATTAATAATAAAATCAATCCTATAGCTAAGTTACTTAGGGATAAGAAGTATGGTTATAAAATTATAGATAATAAAAAACAAAAGAAACTAAATAAACTATCTGAAAAGGAAATCAGAGATGCCAAGACCAAACAAGATTTTGGAACCGACTAAAACATACAATCTTTTGATGAAAGAAGAACAGTATGATAAGCTTGCATACATTGCACATCAGATGCAAAAGTCAGCCTACCAACAGGTTTCTGTTGCAGACCTAATCAGGGAGTCTGTAGATATCTACATCGAAGCTTACGAGGAAGAAGATGAAAACTAATAAACTTGAGATAGAAATTGTCGAACGTGCAGATTACAGATGGATGTTGTGTATTCCGGTGTCGTCAGTTCGCATCGGAGAGACTGACCGTGAACTGGTCAAGAAGAAACATTGTGTAGATTATCTGCGGCACGTTGCAATTTTTATTGGAAAAAGTCGTTTCGATTGCAAAAAGTGGCTTGACGAACACGAAAAGATCGTGGTAAAACTAGGGACACTGTACGAAGTAGCTTAGTACGGTGTACGCAAAGGGCTGGTTACCCTTTGTTGTTTCCTTTGGTTGGTTGGGAGCGAGGTCAGATTTATTTCTGGCCTCGTTTCTTTTTATCTGCATTTTTTTTGTTGACAGGTGTTTTTGTTTCCGATATTGGTTACTAATCAACAGCCAACAAGGAGATAACCAATGGCTAAGAAACTGGAAAACATGACTACTGATGAACGTATTGCCCACTGGGAAAAGGAACGTGCAAAGCAAAAACTAGAACGTGCCAAGATATTCGAGTCCCTGCCTTTGGATATGAAAAACACAATTATTGATTTATTAAATGCAGTTGACCCTGTTATAGAAACTGCTTTATATGAAGGTGGGGTCAGGTATCTATCAGCTTTTGATTTGCAACATCTTAGGGATGAGGCAGAAACATCACGCAGAATTTTAGGCTTGGAGAAACATCATGGCTAAGAAATTAACCCACGCAGAATATGCAGCCAAACACACAGAGATATTTGCTTGTATGTCGGCACACTTTTTAGCTGACCGTTTGCCCAACGATTGGGATACATGGAACGAAGAAAAGTTAGATGACTTTTTTAGGGATAACCACTGGGCACCATTCGAATATTGGGATGTCAATGATGTCTACGAGTTGATTGATGGTCTGACTATTGAAGTTATGGGTTTGATGGGATTGGAGATGGGCGGTGAGTAATCGTGGTGACTATAAGGTAAGAGTTCGCATGACAACCGAACGTGAGGTAATTGTCAACGCGGATGGTTTTGATGAGGCAGAAGCAAAAGCCTTGAGAGAGGCAGTAGCCCTAGTCGATGGGTACGATGCCGAAGTTCTTTGGGTGTTGGAGCATGGAAGCCTTAGTGATTGGGAGAAGAATAATGTCAACAGTAACTAAAACCTGTCTCGCTTGTGACGGTGGCGGCATTGCCGAATACGACAAACCTGTCATCGACCACGCCAATGGTGGCTGGATAGATAGCACCTATGGTAAATGTGATGTTTGTGATGGTGAAGGTGACCTACACGTTCTATCTGAATTTACCAGCTTGGATATCTTGGCGTTCTTGCATGAGGCAGCTACAATTCTAGAAAATGCAGACATAGTTGACAGCACGTTAGATGACATATATGGTCACGTTAAAGACGCAGAAGATAAGATAAAAGAATATATCAAATTTCATGGTTATGATGGAGAATTTTGATGGGTAAGGTCAAAGCTTGGGCAATGCAACTAGAAGAAGACTTCTGGCATATTGCCAACAGTAAGATAGGCAATTGTGAATTCTTTGGGGAGTTCATGCAAGAGATGGAACCGCACCGCGATTTCTTGGGCTTGCACAACGACAGAGAATATGCTGATATGTTGCGTGAAGCTTGGGACAACTACTGGAGTAAGTACATATGACAATCGAATTTCAAGAAGAATTGCCCCTCAACCACGAACCTAGCCTAGACCACTGGGCTAAGAGACAAGCAGACCACGATGTTGAGACTGGTTATCATAGCAACTGGGATTATGCCTACGAACAAGCATGGCATGGCTTAGACGCTGAGTTTAATTATAGTTATATTTGAGGCAAGAGATGACAAGCACAATCACGCCACGATACCCCAACGCGGCAAGCGATCCACGCCTGACAAACGTTGCTGACAAATGGCGGACACTAAACAGACAAATCAGTGACAAAGACTGGAACGGTGAACCTGTGACAAATGCCGAACGTGACAAACTAACCACGCTAAAAAGGGAACTGAACGATGGCAAATTTTACACGCCAAACTTCTAGACAAAAGCCTGACAAACCAACCACACTAAATCCCGCATATCGTTGTGATGATTGCGGGGAACCAGCCATGACCAACGAGAACGGGCTGCTTTCTTGTCCTGAATGTTATTTAAAAAGACAAGGCCAGCGAATTTTACCACTTGACCATACCGGATTTTATCCGTAACGTTTCCAAACTAACTAACCAACAAAGGAACCGAACCGATGAAAAAAGCAGATATAAACAAGCCAGCCGCGACCATGTATCCCAAATCAGTTAAACTGCTGGCGGATTATTCGCATGATGTTTTAAAACAATCCAAGAATGCAAAACTATCTAAAGATAAACTACCGGTAATTAAAAAAGGCAAGTTTGCCGGTTATGTTATCTATACCCTAACACTAGAAGAACGTGCCACCTGTCCCCGTTCGTGTTACCATTGGGACAATTGCTATGGTAATAATATGATGTGGGCACACCGGTTGCAGCATGGCAGCGAATTAGAGCAGCGCATAAAAGAAGAAATAAAAGAACTATGTGCCACCTATAAAGGCGTGATGGTTCGGTTGCACGTTCTGGGCGACTTTTATTCTGTCAATTATGTTGCAGTCTGGCAGCATCTACTATCTAAATTTGATAACTTGGCGGTTTGGGGTTTTACCGGCTATGAGCCAAACAGCGATATCGGGCTTGCCCTTCGCGCCGTTAGGGGCAGCTTTTCCGACCGGTTCAACGTCCGTTTTAGCAACGCACCTGATTGGCAATTCAGCGCGAATAGTGCCGACCTTTACAAACCGACCAAAGGAAAATCTATTGTTTGTCCTGAACAAACCGGCGCGGCGGAATCGTGCGCGACCTGTACCTTGTGTTGGTCTGCACCGGATAAACAGATTTTGTTTGTGACACATTGACGTGACAAACAAGGCGACGCTATTATTTTTTGGGGTGTCATGCCGTAGCGGTTGTTGGTTCTCCGGCGGCGGTGGCATCATCGGGCAAGTTGAGTAGCGGGGCTTGTCCAAATGGGGCGGGGCGGGATCGATTTCCCGTCCCGTTTTTATTTAACTTTTCTTGTTGACCGATTCGGCAGCGGCTGGCATAAACAAATCAAGGCCGGTTGCAAAGACTGTGCCAACAACCAAACCGAAAGGAACTTTTAACCATGTTCGATTTAATACAAACCAAAGCAGTCGAGAACGCCCGACCAAAAGGCGAAGATATTTTTAGCGTTCATCATGACGTAAATGATTGCAGCTTATACCATGAATTCGCCAGCTTCGAGCCGGTGCCGGTGGAAGCAGTAACGACCGACCCGAATGGCATTGTTGATATGCAGCGTATGAAATACCACGCTTTGCAAAATACCCGCACAAATCGGGTTGTTGATGTTGTACCGTTCAATCGTGCGACCTATAACCTGACCCCCCATGATGCTTTGATGCGGGAACAAGCCGACATTTTAAGCCGCTCCGGGCTTCGGGATTATTTGGGCAATGTTGAAGTTTGCGACCGGATATATCAAGAGGGGTTGCGTGTTCACCGGACAATCTATTTTCACGATTTAATCGACCGCAGCAGGACGAGAACAGGCCAAGAGGATGTTAGCCGGTGTCGTCTGGATATCTTCAATAGTGTTGATAAGAGTTGGACGCTGCAAGTGTTCAGCGGGGCATATCGTGATCTTTGCCGCAATACGTTGGTTTTTGGTGGCGAAAAGGCATATCACCAAAAGGCAAAGCATACTATCAATATGAGCAGCGGCGCACTGATCACCAAAGGCGTTTTGGGACTTGAAATGTGGGATAACCAGCGGGAAACAATGCAGGCATATCGCGAAATCCGCATGACTGAAAAGCAGTTTAATGACGTGTTAATCGATTCCGGCATGATCGACAAGGTTGGAAAGGTTGCCGCAAATAATGACGAATTGAAGGTAAACCAACGCAAGCTAGGAACGTTGCTTGACTTGTACGGGAAAGAAACCCGCGAATTAGGTCAAACAATGTGGGCGGCATTTAATGCCCTTACCCACTGGTCAACGCATCTGCCCGATGCCAAGAAAGGCGGGCGGGATGAAAAGAAACGTTTGGATAAATCGCTGGCTGTTCGAAACCTTGTCCAGTCTGACGCATGGTTAAATCATGCAGGAATGGTAGCAGCGTAATGAACCCTAAACTAGAAGGCTTGTATGTTGTTTATAGAATGTTACTTGTGGTTTTGCTGATTGCCCTAGTAACGCTCTTTATCACGATCTAATCAGCAACCAACGAAAGGAACTAAACCGATGACTAAAATTCCAACAAATCTAATCACTGAATTTGCAACCCTTACCGACCGCATGGAACAGGCTATTCGTGACGATGAGCGGGCGACTGTTTTGCGAGAGATCAACGAACGCCAGCAAGCCGCAGCGCAGCGGTTCCTTGCGGCTATCTTTGCGGATCGCAACGGCGAAAAGACTGTAGGCCAGCGCGGTAAAAGTAAGCGCGGTTTTCTTACGAATTCATCACTGGGGCGGGTGTATCGTTGCCTTGCCATTCGCAAATATGGGATCAATAAAAAGACCCTAGTTCGCGAAACCGGTATGAGCGATAAGGCAGTGGAAGTAGCGATTTATAAGCTTCGAAAGCGGGGCTATAAAATCGAATGCAACCGGATCGGATACCAGCGGCCTAAATACCGCCTTGCAAGTTAAACGATAGGCGGCTATAACATTGGGGCGGGGCGATGTTGTCCCGTCCTACGAAACCAACGAAAAGGAACTAAACCGATGAACGTTTTACAAATGATCGAAACAGCGAGAAGGTTTGCACCGGCTGATCAAAAGGTGAGTATTGACTTTACCGCTTGCGGCCTTTCTAAGCTTATCAGCGGGGAACTATTCGAAGGTGTAGACCTTACCTTTGACCCCGAATTTGGCTCCGTTTACATTGACTGTCGCGGCTATGAAATCGCTATTCATTTGGGAAATACCAGCGACTGGCGAACCAAATGTTCCGATGGCGGCTTTGATGGTGCCTTGTCCGTCTCTTGTCTTGTAAAGGAAGATGATTTGATCGAAGATAATGAAACCGGCGAAATTGTGAAAAACAATCTTTTTAACCACGTTTTGCCAATTCTTGAAACCAACGAATAGAAAAGGAACTAAACCAATGAGTAAATCAGTCTTGAATATTACCGAAGAAACCCGCGCATCTGACCTCGTTGTATTGGATAAAGATCAGCTTGTTACTATCCGCAATATGACCGATAGCATTTATAACCAGATGGATTGTTTGCGCGAGATTATGAAAATGGCAGGACTTCCGGCCTATTCATTCGATAGAGAAAACACCGTTAAAGCGTATCAGGAAAAGCTAAAGATCATCAAAACCGACTAACGAAACCGACGCATTCTCCCTCCACTTGAACCCGCTTGGCTAGTCCGGCGGGTTTCTTTTTGGGATAACCCCTAGTAAATATCTTTGCGGGTTGTTATTGCGGGATAATCTGGGCGGGGCTATTCCGCTGTGTTGTTAGTTATATTGACCCTTATTGTTTGCCCTTAAAATAACCGATATGACAAAACAGCTTACGCGCATATATGCGGGCGCGGGATATTCGGCGGGGATATATGGCGGGTTGGTTTGTTGGGGTTGCCGGTGTGGTTGCATCCTTGGGCATCACCGATGGGGATAAATAAATTTGCTTGGTTGACGGGCACGCAGGAGCCACCCCACCCCCCCGGCATTTGCTATGCAATGTCGACAGCAATTTTACCCTTGAGGGTTATCGATATGGGAATAAAACCGACGTGTAGGGGGTCCCCATTGGGATAGCCCCCGTGATCGAGACAAAAAAAGACCCCAAAGGGATCTCCCAATGGGGTACAAAACCGACGTATTACGTGTCCCGACGTGTCCCGGTAGGTATGGGGGTTATTTCCCGGCGGGTCTTACCCTCATCATACAGGTAAAATCGCCATTTGTCAACCAAAAACCGACCACATCTTAATTTTTTTTATAAAAAAAGTATCCGATACCATATTTCCTGTTGACTTACATACATCTAGGGGCTATACTTGGGTTGTGGGGCTAGATTATCTAGCGCAGTCCGACAAAATCCTATTATTAACCTTGAAAAAGGGACGTGTAGGCTAAGTTATCGGTCCCACATCTCTTTTCACAGGAAATCGACATGCTCTACGAAGCAGCAATACTTGTCTGCCTGTCGGTTTCGCCCGACACGTGCCACGAACTCAACGATACGAGGGGTCCCTACGAAACAAAAGAAGCCTGTAAGGCTCGTGTAGACGAGATGGCATCCTTCGTAACCCAAGCAAACCTCTTCGAACTCAATATTCGGTGGAAATGTGCGTCGGTTTCGGAAAAAAACGATGAACCTGTTACCCCAGACACACAAGAAAAGGGAATTGACTCCACAACAGGAACAATTCCTAGAGTTGCTATTTGAAAACGGTGGTCAGGTCACCGCTGCAGCCCTCGATGCAGGCTACTCACGTGGTTCAGCAGCGTGGCTCAAATCTACCCTATCCGATGAAATCATAGAACGTACCAAGCAAGTCCTTGCAACCAACGCTTTAAAGGCTGCTAACCGCGTAATTTCAACGATAGACAACCCCGCCCCAGAACGTGGAGACGACTTGCGTCTCAAAGCTGCCGAATCGCTCCTCAATCGCGTCGGCGTAGCTAAACAAGAACAAATCAACCACAACGTAACCGCCGTTCACGGCGTAGTTCTGTTACCCCCAAAGAAAGAGGTCGTGATCGATGGCTGAACTCGACGAATACGATAAGTATCGTGCCAAATTCAATGAAGGCTTTCGTAAAATTACAAAGTCTGAAGTTGGAGATTTGACACCAGCACAAAAAAAGATTTATGACGAAATTGTCGCAAATAAAAACATTGCTGCCGTACCAAAAGATAAATCTCGAAATACTTTGATGAACAGTAACGTTCGTCTTCGTGAGTTCGATTCTGAAACATATAAAAATGTAGCAAGAACAGTCGGAGATACACCTAAATCACGAGATCGTAGTCGTCGTAAAGCAGAAGATGTCAGTATGGCGTATAAGACCTACAGCACAGAACTAGGAATGAAGCTTCCTAAGTCAAAGCCAAAAGAAGCAAAAAGAGAAAACTATGCTCCGGGTGGTAAGGTCTGTCGCGGACGCAAAGCAAACTACAAGGAATAGCCCTATGGAATTTTTTGGAAACATCTACCAGTCTGCTAAAGACATGATGACAGACTTCACCGAAATGAACAAGCGTGATGCGTACAATCACCTCGTTCGTGTCTACGGCGACGACAAAGAAATGATCGAACGCGGCATGAAGCAGTGGAACGAAGCCAACCCAAATAGCAAAGGTCGTTCTGCAGAAAAGTCAGCAGAAAAGAACTAAGCTTTGAGCGAAACCAACGCACCCAAGCGTAAAGCGGGTCGTCCCCCAAAGGACCCCAACGCACCAAAAGCAACGTACCAGCTATCCACCGCTGAACGTGCTCGTCGTGCTGCACAGAAAAGATTACGGACTGCAAAGAAGAAAGCAGCGCAGTCAACAAAGAAAGCTGAAGACCAGAGAAGTTACGCCCGTGAACTGGAGAAGACAATTGGAAAAGTCGAAAAGGCAATCTCTGGAAAGGGAAGCGCAGTTGTCGACATGGGAGATCTCGCCGTTCTACCCGGACCCATTTCAGAACTCGTCGGAGATTCTGAAGTTGTCTTTCAACCGAACGAAGGCCCTCAAGAGGAGTTTCTTTCGGCAGGCGAACAAGACGTGCTCTACGGCGGAGCCGCTGGTGGTGGCAAGTCGTTTGCTCTACTTGCTGATCCCCTACGCTATTGTCACAATCCCAATCATCGAGGTCTTCTTCTCCGGCGCACACTCGACGAACTAACCGAACTCATCGATAAATCACGCCAACTCTATACGAAGGCGTTTCCCGGAGCCAAGTTTCGTGAATCAAAATCCACGTGGGTGTTCCCATCTGGGGCAACCATCTGGTTTACCTATCTCGACAGAGACAAGGACGTTACCCGTTTTCAAGGACAGGCGTTCAACTGGATAGGCATCGATGAAATAACTCAATACCCAACACCGTACGTCTGGGACTACCTACGTTCCCGCTTACGCTCTACCGATCCCGAATTACAAAAGAATCTATATATGCGTTGTACAGCCAACCCCGGCGGTGTCGGCGGATGGTGGGTAAAAAAGATGTACATCGATTCTCGTACAGAGAACGAAGCCTTTCCTGCATACGACATAGATACGATGAAGCCGTTTGTGTGGCCTGCTGGTCACGAAAAGGCAGGTCAGCCGTTGTTCTACCGCAAGTTCGTACCGGCACGGTTGACAGATAATCCCCACCTCATGGCAGACGGTCAATACGAAGCCATGTTGAGATCGCTCCCAGAAGTCGAGCGGAAGAGGCTTCTCGATGGGGATTGGGATGTGGCAGAGGGAGCGGCCTTCCCTGAATTTTCACGGAGTAGACACGTTGTCGAACCTTTCGATTTACCTACCAATTGGCCTCGCATTAGAGCGGCGGACTACGGCTACGCCAGCCCGTCGTGCGTTCTTTGGGGGGCTATTGACTGGGATAACAATATCTGGGTTTATCGTGAGTTGTATGCAAAACACTTGACAGCAGAGCAATTAGCTGATAAAATACTAGAAGCAGAGCAGCTTGATCCGTTACCTCACTACACCGTACTCGATTCTTCCTGCTGGAATAAGACAGGCTTTGGGCCGTCTATTGCGGAAGTTATGATGAGGCAAGGCGTTCGTTGGACCCCTTCAGATCGCAACCGCATTCAAGGAAAGATGGAAGTTCACCGCCGCTTGGGTGACGATCCGTACACAGAAGAACCCCGCCTCAGAGTATTCTCTACGTGCCAGCACACAATCAAACAGCTTGCTGGTATCCCGCTTTCAAAAACCAACAGCGAAGACGTAGATACAAAGGCGGAAGATCACGCATACGACGCACTCCGCTACATGGTAATGACACGCATGAGCGGTTACGCTTCAATTCACCAACAACTAGGCGCAATCAAGAACCACGTGTACAAGGTTCAAGATGAAGTATTCGGATACTAACCTATGGCACTCACCGAAGTAGAATTTGTCGAGAAGCTAAAAGCGGGTGAAGCTACCGTACAGGATGCTATCGACGTAGCTACATCACAGCCTAACATTACAAAAAACGCACGGCAGCGTATCAACGCCCTCAAGTCTGGCTTTACTAAGATGGGCTTAGATCTTTCTATGCCTTATAAAGATTTGAAAGACGAGGCAACCCTAAAGCTATTTACCAGAGAAGGTAGCCCAGACAAGTCTAACCGTGCAGGTAACCTACAGGCTTTAGAAAACAATTTGAGTGGTATCTTCAAGAAGTACGCCATTTCTGGTGTTATGGAAAAAGTACCCGGCACAGATTTAGAAGTTGCTATGTACCCACAGCTTGCAGGGGCAGGTACAGCGGCTGGAACGCAGCGTACGGGGCTTGCTGGTGAACGTCCTATGCGAGGTCTTCTTTCTATGGAAGACTTCACCAAGATTTACGCTGAAGCTACTCCTATGATTGAAGATCAGTACGGACAAGCAACGGCAGACTTAATTAGATATCACGCTACCACTGCTAATCGTCCAGAGCAGCTTCAAGGTTTGAAAAAGTCGGACGTTACTATTTCTGGCGATAAAATTACAGTAGCTGGTAAAAAAGTAACTAAGACAGATAAGAAGGGTCGTCCCCCTCTTAGCTTTGACTTGGATTCTCCTACGGGGCAGCTTCTCAAAAGAAACTTAGAATCATCTAAGTCTGATTTTCTATTTGATACGACAGACGCAAAGTTTACCGAAGCGTTTAACAAACACATCGGCAGTCGTCTTCAAAACTTTACTGATGTACTTCCTATAGCTGACGTAAAAGTAGAAGGAGCAGCAGGTATAGAACTTGCTCAGAAGCCTGTTACAACCCCTTCTGCTATACGGTCTATTGTTCCCAAGATTATGCTCGATCAATACAACGTGCCAGAAGGCTTGGTACAGGGTATGATGGGGCACGTTAACGATAGTATCTTGCGTCGTAACTACGCAGGTATGAACCCTGCAAACGACATTCCAAAGCTGCTTGAAAATCCTTCTACCTTTGCAGTGGGCGATTTTGGCACCAGCCAAAAGACAATAAATATTGACTTGTTGTCTAATGAAGATAGAGCAGCCCTCATAGAAGATCAAAAAGCTACTTTAATTGCAGAAGAGAAGGCTCGTCAGGCAACTGCAGAAGCCACAATAGCCCAGCAGAAGACTGCAGCCATCAAAGCAAAAGCAGCAGTCACCCCAGAAGAAATTCAAGCCGCTGCAAGGGTAGATGAAGAAACGATCCGCGCAAACGAGCGTAAAAAACTTGAAATAGCTGAAATTCGTAAAGACGAAAGAGCAAAAGCAGCAAAGCCTCAGAAAAGAGAGTTTTCATCTGCAGACGACCTTTCAGATAAACTAAAAGATAAGTTATCAAAGTTTGGTATCAAACTAGGATCGTACGGATTAGTCGGCGCAGGTATCTACTCTGCTCTTATGGAACCTGCCCAAGCTGCAGCCGATATAGCTATGGAGACAGGTGCACGAGCCGTCGGTTTCGGTATGGGTCCTGCCGCAGCAGTTCCGATGATTATGACTCCGACAGAGTTAGCGTCCGGTGAATTACAAGAGGGTGACCGTATGGCTACCCAAGAAGAATTGATGACACAAGTAGAGCAACGTGCAGCCCAAGAAGCTGCTGTACGTGAACGTGACATCCGTGCCGAAGCAGCGATGCAACAAGGCGATAGCTTCTTAACAATGCAACCTTAATTAATTGGGAGAATGACCATGAACCTCAACATGGGTGAAGCGTACATCATGGGTGCCGATAAGACATCTGTAGAAGATCAGATGGGTGCAGCCAAGCTATACCGCGAAGGTTTGGAATTCGATACTAAGGCAAAACAAGGTGTACTCACCGAAGATATGCCAAAGAAGATGACCAAAACCGCTGTTGATCCTTCAGTTATGAAGATGGCTGAAGAACGCGACTACTAAGGAACAGACATGTCCGAAGATTATCTCCAGCCTGACGATGATACAGCAGTACCCGTAATTGATCCTTTGGGAGAAATGCCGGGGTTGGCTGGTTACGTACGTGCTCGTTTTGAAGATGCAGAGAACGGAAGATACGCACACGAGCAGCGTTGGCTACAGGCATATAAAAACTTCAGAGGCATTTACGATTCTACAACACAGTATCGTGACAGTGAACGGTCGAAAGTATTCATCAAGATTACCAAGACCAAAGTTCTTGCTGCATACGGTCAGATTGTAGACATCCTATTTGCTAACAAGAAGTTTCCGCTTGTTGTCGAGTCTACCCCGATGCCAGAAGGCATTGTGGAATTTGCTCACATGGCGACTCCGCTCGATCAGATGCAGCAACAAGATCCGTACGGATACGAAGGAGATGGTCGAGACTTACCGCCGGGGGCTAGAGAAGCCACCGCACCAAGTATGGGTGCGTACGGCGAGGAGTTCGGAGATGCTCTCGTTCCCGGAAAAGCAAAGGTCGGAGAGCCACAAGTCGAACCTGCAAAAGAACAGGCTCGTCGGATGGAGAAATGTATCCACGACCAGCTTCTCGATACCAACGCCGTCAACGTGTTTCGTAAAGCAATCTTCGAAGCAGCATTGCTAGGTACGGGTGTAGTCAAAGGACCGTTTAACTTTTACAAACGAGTTCACAAGTGGGAAAGAGACGAAGAAGGAAATCGAAACTACAATCCGTACGAAAAGATTGTACCTCGTATCGAGTCGGTTTCGATTTGGGATTTGTTTCCTGATCCATCTGGTACGACAATGGAAGACTGCGAGTATGTTATCCAGCGTCATCGTATGAATCGTCAACAGCTTCGTGGCTTGATTCATCGTCCTCATTTCGATGCTCTTGCAATTGAAGAGTCTCTTGCAAAGGGACCAAACTACGAAGATAAATACTACGAAGATACCATCCGTGAAGATGAAACTGAGCCGTACTATCAAGCAAACAGATTCGAAGTTCTAGAGTATTGGGGTACACTCGATGCTCAGATGGCTAAAGAAGCTGGCATGGAAGGCGCAGAAGAGTTGAGTGAGTTTGATCAGGTTCAGGTTAACGTCTGGATTTGCGGTACACAGATCATCCGTTGTGTCTTGAATCCGTTCACACCTGCACGAATTCCATTCCAGACATTTCCGTTCGAGATCAATCCCTATCAAATCTGGGGTGTTGGCGTAGCAGAAAACATGGAAGATGCCCAGCTACTGATGAACGGTCACGTTCGGATGGCAATCGATAACCTTGCTCTGGCTGGCAACTTGGTATTCGACGTGGATGAAGCCAGCTTAGTTCCCGGTCAAAACATGGATATTTTCCCCGGAAAGATATTCCGTCGTCAATCCGGTGTTACCGGAACAGCCATCAACGGACTCAAGTTTCCGAACACGGCTGGTGAAAACATTCAGATGTATCAGATCAGTCGTCAGCTTGCTGATGAAGAGACGGGTATCCCTTCTATTATGCACGGTCAGACCGGTGTAACCGGAACAGGGCGTACAGCAGCAGGTTTGTCGATGCTGATGGGGTCTGCTGGTCTTGCAATGAAGACCGTAATTAAAAACATCGATGACAACCTACTCAAACCGTTAGGAGAGGCATACTTCCAGTGGAATATGCAGTTCAACGAAAAGGTAGAGGACATCGAAGGCGATCTAGAGATAAAGCCTCGCGGTGTTGCAGCCGTGATGCAAAAAGAAGTACGCAGCCAGCGTTTAACCGCACTTCTTCAAACCGTAGCCAACCCGATGCTTGCACCGTTTATCAAGATACCAAACTTGATGAAGGAACTGGCTATCTCGCAAGATATCGACCCTGATAGCCTTGTCAACGACCAAAACGAAGCACAGATCTATGCTCAGATGTTACAAGGGATGATGCAAAATGCTCAACAAGCCGCAAGCGCAGATGCTGGCCCCGCTGCTCAACAGCAAGGAATGGCCCCTAATGGAGGAGTACCTCAAGGAGTACAGGGAAATGATGATTCGGGGCGTGGTAATGGCACAATCGGAGTCGGAACTGCGCCAAGTGCAGGGGAAGCTGGGTTTAGTGGAAATGCTCCTCAAGTTGAAGGATAGCTACCAAGAGGTAATAAAGAATGGCAACTAATATCAACCTACCAACTATAAATATTGGCGGCACATCTACCACAGGTGCTGGTGATCCAACCCGACCATTCTATAGCCCCGATGTCATTACGCCGGAACAGTATTTTGCAGGACCCGTAGATTTTTATAGACAAACTCTAGGTACGGGGATTAGTGTAACTGATCCAACAGAAGAAGAAGAACAGCGAGAAGATACCAGCCCAAACATCTTCGAGCCGATTGGTGGTGGTGGAGATGATTATCAATCAGCCTTATCTTATACTTTGAGTTCTACTGGACAGTCTGGGCAGATGCCCAGCTACGATGTAACAAACTACGGAGTAGCCGACGTTAATTCTGACGTAATAAACTCGATTTCTGGCGGCAAAGACCTTTCTAAAAGCTGGGAACAGGGTTTCTTTGATAAACTAGGTGATATGGTTTCTGTTGCTGGAAACGTTTTTGAGCAACAAGCAAATAAACTAAAGGATGCAAGTCTCACAGATATATTGAGCGGAGTATCCACGACGGGACCTTTTGGTACACGTCCTAGATCGACTATGGTTCCCGGCGCAGTAGCAGCTATGCCCGGAGTGAGTTCGTTTGCTGGTTTAGCGGCAGGTTTCGGTGCACTGAATATGGCACAACAGGCACAAAATGCAGCAGCGTTCAAAGCAACAAGTGCAGGCGCACTTATGGACGTGAACGGAATGATGGTTAGCCGTGCTCCGGGATCTTTAAATTATGTCGGAAATTTAGGAAACTACTCCAGCAAACAGATTGCAGGGCTAGAAGCGATCAGTAAAGGTTTTGTGCCCGGAACCTTAAAAGCGGAAGTGTACGACCAAACTAAAAAGGCGTGGAGTTACGCTACAGGCACAAAGTCTATGTTAGATTCGGACACGATGAAATCTATTGGGGGTACTTACGATCCCACAACTGGAAAGTTTGTAAATGCGTTTGGACAAACATCTGCAATGGGAACAGAAAAAGCTGCTAAAGCTACGGTAGGAGCATTTAATAGCAAGTATGGAAGCGAGTTAGGCTGGGGAACAGTATCTCAGATTCGTTCTCAAGTACAAACAGATTTCTTTGGTAATGTCAAACCCGGAACTCCTACGTTTCAAGATCTGCTGACTGAAGCAGCAATTAAAGACTCTATGCAAAGAACAGGTCTCACACGGACGCAACTAGATAAGGTTAAAGCCGGTGACTTTATTGTTAGATCGGGAAGTTATGATCCACAAGGCAGGTTTACTCCGGGAACATCTGTGGGTACGAACACAAAGGGTTACTCTACCTTCTCTGATTTCCGGGGAAGCAGCGAAGAAGAGGATGATGCACCGGATACAGGTCCAACTGCTGGAACACCTAGTGCAACAACCCCAAGCACACCTTCGGCACCTGTAGACGATTATGACTCATCTTTTGGCTGGGATAACAATAGCGCAAGCGACAACACCAACGACAGTCCGTCAGACAGCAGCAGCAATTCTGATGTGTCTTCTGACCAACAGGCAGATGAAGACGCAGGAGTAGATTGGGCAGCAGGTGGACGTATCGGATACGCCCCCGGCGGCGAAGCAGGCTTTGCCCAGCGTCCTGAGTTCGTCGGTGGTAACCAGACCCAGCCCGATGGCGTTAGCGTAGCAGACGATCAACCTCGCGACGTACAAGAGGGTACGTTTGTAATCAACGCTGCAGCAGCCGACTTTGCCGGACGTGACGATATCGAAAAGATGATTCGGGATGCCTACAAAAAGGTAGGCGACACTGGTCAGTCGGGTGTTACCCAAGAAGTTGCTATCAACGTGTCGAAGGGTGAAGTTATGATCCCACCGCACATTGCAAAGGTAATCGGGTATGATCGCCTGAACAAGATTAACAATCGTGGAAAGAAAGAGATTGCCCGTCGGCAAGAGGTCGCAGGGGGTGGCTTCATCGATAGAAAAAAGTTCGCAGCGGGTGACGTAGTTCTCCCAAAGTCAAAACCAAAGCGAGTAAATCAAGCAGCTTTGGGTGACGTAGAATTACGAGCCGACATGGAAGAGTTTATACAGACTGATCCTTTAGCTAGGCTGGGATGGAACCTATATGAAAAGGGTGACTTGGACATCAAAGCTATCGTACTTCCATCTAAAAAAGAAGTACAAGTCAATGTCGCAGGAGTTTACACACCTCGCAGCGAACGTAGAGATCCGGGACGTGTATCTAGACAGTTCGAAGGTTTTGCAGAAAAGCAAGGTATAACCAAACAAAACAGGAAGGTAGCTGGAGTTCATTACATTACAGGTGAAAACGTAAACTACGGAAGATCCGATGCAACATTAACCTTGTTGCACGAATTACGCCACCATGCAATGCGCCATCTAAATAAAAAATACAAAATTCCACTTCCCGAATTGTCCCGCGAAGAGGCAATATTTGATGCCCAAGATCACGCAAACAGGATTCAAGCCAGAAAAGTAAAACCTTCAATACCAAGAGAAGCTAAAGAAAAGAATTTAGAAATTACGCAGAGACACATGTACATGTCGCCTAGCGCAAACAAAGAAATGGCTATGTATCAATCCGTAGCAGAAGAAGTTCTAAAAGACCGCAAAGTTCCGCCTAGAACCAAGTCAAAAGAAGTAGAAGGCTTCTTTACTAGAGCGATGAGACTCTTAGGTCTATAGAAGATTCGCTGGCTACCCGCAATCATGCGGCCCCAGCACAACCGAAGCGGCTACCTACAAGCCAAAGTAGCCCCGCTAACATGAGGTAATAAAATGGCAAAAGCAAGAGGCCACCGTGCCAACAAAGCTAACGATTCATTCGGAACCGTTAACAACGACAGTCTTTACAAAGGAAAATATCGTGAAGATGTTTACGTAGACGATGACGATGAAAACGTAGAAGCCCAGAGTGAAGCTGACCCCGCAGAGATCGAAGCGGCTACTCAGCAAGGCGAAGCCGGAGACAGTTTTGCACAAGCAAAGCAAAAAGAAGAGCCGGAAGAATCTCACGATTACAAGAAACGTTACGACGATCTGAAACGTCACTACGACGCAAAGGTCAACGAATTCAAACAGGAAATTGACGAACTTAAATCTGCAGTACGTTCCAATGACGTTGAAATGCCTAGAGGTATTCCAATGCCAAAAACAATGGAAGAGTTGCAAGCCTTTAAGGATCAGTATCCTGACATCTTCGAAGTCGTACAAACTGTTTCTGCGATGCAAGCACAATCTCAACTTTCACAACTGCAAGAAGAGATTGGCGTTATCAAAGAACGGGAAAAGAACTTGGAGAAGCAAAAGGCATACGCTGAACTTCTTCACTTGCACCCAGACTTTGATGAATTAAAAGGTAGCGCAGAGTTCTTGGAATGGTTAGACGAACAGCCAGAATCTCTAAGTGATGGCATCTACAAGAACAATACAAATGCTCGTTTAGCGGCACGTGTTATTGATCTCTACAAAGCTGATAAAAATATCAGAACAAAACCAAAGCAGACTCGATCTAGGCAAGACGATGCAGCAGCGGCTGTAACCCGTCAAGCACCCAAAGAAATCGTTACGAAAGATAGCGGTGGGAAGATCTGGAAAGCTTCACAAATCGCCAAGATGAAACCGCACGAGTTCGAAAAGCTAGAAAGCGAATTGGACGCGGCACGGTCTGAAGGGCGAATCGACTTTAACTCTTAGAATAAACCTCAAAATGGAAGGAAAAGCAGATGGCTTTTAATCGCGCTGCAGGTTACAATAACCTGCCTTCCGGTAACTTTACACCGGAAATCTTTAGCCAAAAAGTCCTCAAATTTTTCCGTCGCGCTTCGGTTGCGGAAGACATCACAAATACCGATTACGCGGGGGAAATTGAGAACTTTGGCGATACAGTACGTATCATCAAGGAACCAACAATCACAGTAAGTGCATACTCACGTGGCTCAGTGGTTTCTCCACAAGACCTTGCCGACGACCAAACAACAATGGTTGTCGACCAAGCAAACGCATTTGCGTTCAAGATTGACGACATCGAAGAGCGTCAGTCACACGTTAACTTCGAAGCCCTTGCTACCTCATCAGGTGCATACTCTTTGAAGCGCAAATACGACTTCAACGTACTGCAAGCAATCGCTGACGGTGCCGGTATTGCCGGTGCTGACGACGCATCACTTGCTGGCGGTCTGTTGAACACCAACACTGCTCTGGGTACTGCCGGTACTCCAATTGCCATCCACACATCTCAGGACAACGCTGTTAACCTGATGCTGGAAATGGCAAAGGAACTCGACGAGCAGTCTGTTCCTGAAGAGAATCGTTGGTTCGTGGCTCCTCCTGCTTTCTATGCTAAGCTGTTCGCAGCCGGTGCAAAGTTTGCAGAAGTACAGGTAACTGGCGACGGCACTTCACCTCTGCGTAACGGTCTTGTTATGCAGGGCAACATTGCTGGCTTCCGTTGCTACAAGTCAACTGCCTTGACTACTGGCGGAACTGACGCAGTTAGCATCAGTGGTGTTACTTCTGCTGCAGGTGAAGCAATTGTTTTGGCTGGTCACATGTCAGCCGTTGCAACTGCATCTCACATTGCAAAAACCGAAGTTGTTCGGTCAACTGAAACCTTCTCCGACATCGTTCGTGGTCTTCATGTGTTTGGACGTAAAGTCCTTCGCCCAGAAGCACTCGTTCGTGGCGTCGTAGACACCGTAGCGTAAGGGAGATTAGATAATG